AAACAGATCTTGGAGAAGTAAGGATTCTTAATGACGATGAAATTATCGGCACGGTCAGTGATCCACAAAATATCATTCATAACTACTAGGAGAAACTATGCAAGAACAAGTAAATAATAATGAAGTAGATCTTGATACAGATGATGCTCAAGAAACAAGCATTAACTTTGAGACTACCGATACAGACAAAGACAAACATGCTTCTGAGATTAAAAAGGAAGATGTAGATTTAGGATATACAGATATTTCTACTCTAGCTAAAGAAAAAACAGAAGACAAAAAAGAGATAGAGCAAGAAACTAAAAAAGAACAACCTGAAGTTGATCTTATTCAAGAAACGGAAACTAAAAAAGAAGATTCTAAGGATAATCTTTCTAAAGTTTCTGAGAATGCTCAAAAAAGAATTAAAGAATTAACTTTTAAATACAGAGAGTCAGAAAGAAGAGAAAAAGCTGCACTTGAGTATGCTAAAGGTCTTCAAAAAAAATATTCTGATGTTTCTGAGAAGTATGAGACTAGCGATACGGAATACTTAAAACAGTATGACGCTAGAATTGACGCTGAGAGAGATAAAGTAAGAAGACAGTTAAAAGATGCGTTAGATGTTCAGGATACCGATCAAGTAATGGAGGCTAATGATAGTTTAACTAGATTAGCTGTAGAAAAAGAGAAAGTAAGAATTTCTTTATCGGAAAAAGAAAAGAGACAAAAAGAAATAGAGTCTCAACCTAAAGAACAAGTATCTACCGAGCAAGCAATCACTCAAAATACTGCTCCTATAAGCCCTAGAGCAAGAACTTGGGCTCAAGACAATAGTTGGTTTGGTCAAGATAGAGTATTGACCTCTGCTGCTATGGGTCTGCATGATGAGCTTTTAGGTCAAGGGTTTGACGCAGAGAGTGATGACTACTATAATGAAATTAATAAACGAATGAAGGATTATTTTCCTTCTAAGTTTGCTAATGCTGAAGAAACTGTCCGTGAGGAAAGTAGCAACAAGAAGCCCGTCCAATCTGTTGCTGGAGTTTCTAGAAAGCAAGGGGGACGCAGAACCGTGACTCTCACCAAGTCACAGGTGGCTATTGCTAAAAAATTAGGGGTGCCACTAGAGGAATACGCTAAATTCGTGAAGGAGGAAAGATAATATGACTACACTAGACAAGTCTTCACGCAAGTCCGATTCTAGAATTGAGACAACTAGAAAAAAAAGTTGGACTTTACCATCGAGTTTGGATGCACCACCTGCACCACACGGTTATGTTCATAGATGGATAAGAACCGAAGTAGCTGGTTTCCAAGATGCAGGAAATGTATCAAAGAAACTAAGAGAAGGTTATGAATTTGTTAGATCTGATGAATATAAAGATTCAGTCGAAACAAATAAGTATCCTATTATTGCTACAGGACAATATCAGGGGTTCATCGGGATTGGAGGCCTTGTGCTGGCAAGGATACCCGAAGAGATTTTAAAACAGCGTAATGAGTATTTTTCAAAAATTACTCAGGACCAAATGACAGCTGTACAAAATGATCTCATGAAGGAACAGCACCCAGGTATGCCGATCAATATTGATAGGCAGACCAGAGTGACCTTTGGTGGTGGACGTAAACGCTAAAAATTTTTTGGCTATATCTACCAACGTAAGGTCGGCTTTAACTTAACAATAAAATAGGAGTAAAAATAAAATGGCAAACGTAAGTGAAAAGTTCGGTTTAAGGCCGTACAGAAAACTAGACGGTACCCCATTGGTTGGAGCTCAGAACAGATACACGATTGCTAGCAATTATGCTACAGCAATTTACCAAGGTGACTTGGTTGTACCTGTAACTGGGGGAAACATTGAAAGAGCAACTGCTAATACTAGTACTGCTGTAGTAGGTGTATTCAACGGAGTATTTTACTCAGATCCTACAACTCAAAAGCCGACTTGGAAAAACTACTATCCTGGCGGAGTCGCAACAAACGATATTACAGCGTTTGTTGTTGATGACCCAGATGCAGTTTTTTTGATGGATGCTGATGCGACTTTCGCAAGAGCGGATCTGTTTCAAAACTACTCAGTAACCACTGGTACTGGAAACACAAAAACAGGAATATCGGAAGTGCAACTTGACGTTAGCGTTTCTGGAACTAACGGAACATTTGTTGTGCAAGCAATTGATATTTCGCAAGATCCAGCAAACTCAGACGTTGCTTCTGCTAACGCTAATATTCTTGTTAGAATCAACAATCACTTCTATAGAAGTGGTACAGGCTTATAATAGGAGAAATAAATAATGGCTATATCACGATCACAGCTAGTTAAAGAACTAGAGCCAGGATTGAATGCACTATTCGGCCTGGAGTACAATCGTTACGACAATGAGCATACAGAAATCTTCATGACAGAATCTTCAGACAGAGCGTTTGAAGAAGAAGTTATGCTATCAGGTTTCGCTGGTGCTCCAGTTAAACAAGAAGGTGCGGGCGTTGTGTTCGATCAAGCAAATGAAACTTTCACTGCTAGATACACACACAACACTGTTGCTCTTGCTTTCTCTATAACTGAAGAAGCGATTGAAGATAACTTGTATGACAAACTTGCAGGAAGATACACAAAAGCTTTAGCAAGATCTATGTCACACTCAAAACAAGTCACAGCGGCTTCTGTTTTAAACAATGCACAAATTACTACTGTTACAGGTGGTGACGGAGTGTCTTTGATTAATGCATTGCATCCGTTAGCAACTGGCGGAACGTTTTCAAACGTACTAGCTACTGCAGCTGACTTGAATGAAACATCGCTTGAGCAATCATTGATTGATATTGCTGGTTTTGTAGATGAAAGAGGATTAAAAATTGCTCTTTCAGGCAGAAAAATGATAATTCCAAAAGAATTACAATTTACTGCTGAGAGATTGATGAAATCTCCTCTAAGAACAGGAACAGCTGACAATGACATCAATGCTTTAGCTTCTATGGGAATGGTTCCTGAAGGATACAGAATTAATCACTTCTTAACAGATAGTGATTCTTTTTATATTTTAACGGATGTTCCTAATGGAATGAAGCATTTTGTTAGAAGTCCAATCAAAACTGCTATGGAAGGTGACTTCGATACAGGTAACGTTAGATTTAAAGCTAGAGAAAGATATTCATTTGGATTTTCTGATCCTAGAGCTATCTTTGGTAACGGAAACTTACCAACTAGTTAATCTAAGTTAGATTGATAACAAATTAGGGGCGGAGTTTACTCTGCCCCTTTTTTTATGTATAATATAAAAATCTAGAATATATAATTTTGTAGACTGACTAGACAGACGCTATAGAGACTACATTATTTAACCGCTATAGAGGAGAAAATATTATGGCAAGAACAACGTTTGACGGACCAGTCAGATCCCTTAATGGGTTCTTAGGAACAGGTCCAAACATGGCACAATCAATCACAGGAACTGTTGATGGTGGAACTAATATCACTGGTATAGATTTATACCAAGGTAAAATTGTACAAATAGGAGACGCAGACACTGTATTTAATTTACCTTCAATCATAGATACAGCAAATTCTGCAGTAGCAGGTCCAGGGACTGATCCAAATTCTACAAACAGAGTAGGGATGATTTATGAGTTTATCGTAACTGCAAGTTTAACAGGTGCAAACACTTTTGTATTAAATGCTGGAACTGCAGCGGGAAGAGATACTGCTGACGTTTTTAGAGGAATGGCAATCTATAACAACACAGCTACTGATCCAGGAGCTGTAACAGCTTTTTCAGCAGGTGGAACTGATACTTTAACTTTGACAGCTACTACTAAAGGTGGACTAGAAGGTGCTCACATTAGATGTAGAGCAGTTGATGGTTTAATTTGGCAGATCAACGCAGAGTTAATTGGTAGTGGTGCGTTTGCTCAACCTTGGAGTTAGTAAATAATTAGTGGCTCCTTCGGGAGCCACAACTAAAGGATTTTATGGGATTTAAGTCTGACATACAAGCAACCAACGTATCCCTTTCAATGACTGGAAGAAATACTGATGGTGACTTAGCAACAACGTTAGATGGAGCTTTAACAGCTGGGTCTACCTCTGTTGTCGTAGATGATATAACAGGTTTTCCTACTACAGCTGACGGGGGTGGAGTTCTTGAAATAGGAACTGAACTAATAAAATATACTACTTTAACAGCAGGTACTAAAACTTTTTCAGGTTTAACAAGAAATTATAATTTACAAACTAATGATGCTGGTTTAATTCATAATGATGGAGTAGCTGTAGAAGGTTATAATATTGTAGTTGGAGGAACCACTTTAGGAATACCACTAAGATTAAAAGCTCTTTCTGTTGCTTCTTCTGGAGCAGCAACTGGAGAAATTGTTTTGGTAACTGGAAGTACATATACTGCACTTAGTCTTGATATTCCTAGTGGATCTATATTTACTTTAAATATTCCAGGCTCAGGTATTCTTTGTCCTAGAGGAATTTTAATTCAGACAGCTCTTAATTTAACTGGAATTACAGCATTCACAGATAAATTTAGCGGACCAAATTTAACAACAACGAACGGATAATATTATGGGAATGAAATCAGATATACAAGCAACACAAAAAGCAGCAACAGGAGTCGTTGTAGCTCCTCCAATTAGATTAAGAGGAATTTCAATAGGTGCTACAGGAACTGCTGGAGTTTTAACTTTAACTAATGGAAACGGTGGTTCTATTTTATTAAGTGTTAATGTACCAGCAAACGATATTTATACTTTAAATATTCCAGAAGATGGTATTTTATTTCCAGCTGGTATTTATTGTTCTGCTTTTACAAATTTAATAGGCTTTACAGTATTCACAGATGCATATAGTGCTCCTGGTTTAACCACTACTAACGGTTAAGTATGAGATACGGGTGTCAAAAAAAAGGCACAGGTAAAGCTGTTTTGAAAGCGGCTACTGGGGTAATGGCTCTAGCTGGTCCTATGCTTCAAAACAGTCCTTTATCTATTCAGGCTAGGCAATTTCAACAAGGTGTCCCTGTTTCTAAAAAAAGAGTAAACATACCAGTTTATAAAGAAATAAAAAAAGAAAAGAAGACCACTTCTTTAAAAGAAGGAGGAATGCCTTCTAGAAATAAAAAAAATTTTAGATCCACTAAATCTGGTGCAGGTATGACACAAGCTGGAGTCATGGCGTACAGGAGAAAAAACCCTGGAAGCAAATTAAAAACAGCAGTCACAGAAGATAAACCAGGTAAAAAAAGAGCATCAAGAAGAAGATCTTATTGTGCAAGATCAGCTGGTCAAATGAAACAATTTCCCAAGGCAGCAAAAGACTCTAATTCACGATTG